AAGCTCCATTTTTGCCCGATCATAATATTCCTTTTTATTTGGCAGCTTATCGATCCCCTTTGAGACTACGGCCCTCAAGCAAAGCTGGCGAAGGAACTCAAAATTAGAAACGGTCTTGTCGATGCCGAGCGTTTCGTAGTACTTGTCGTCGATCTTGATCTCTGGAAGACGAACACCCGGTGGTACTGGATGCTCGTACTTCTGAAACTTAGAAGAAAGCGCGTTCATACTTCCACCTCCGAGATAAGTTTGCGAAAAACCATATAATTCATTTTGATGTCGTACAGAGCATTGTGAAGCTTCGATGGATCGTGATCGATAGCGAAATGCTTCAGTAGAAAGCCCTGACTAGCTTTGAGACCTTTTTCTCTAACGTTAACCAGCTTGATCTGCCAAGGAAGCAAATCGCCGTTTCGCTTGATTCCCTTGAACATAGCTACGGCAAGAGCGCGAGTATCGATCATCCGACGAACAAACTTCCAATCGTTCTTGATGCCGATACCCTGCATCATCGTGTTTAAGATATAGATATCGAAATTCAGGATATTGTGGCCGACGAAAATGTACTGGTCGTCGTAAAGATACTTGGCGAAATTCTTCCATACCTCCATCGGATCTTTTGCCTTAGATAAATACGCCGCATGATTAAATCCAGTAACCTTTGCCGCTTCTTCCGAAACATTTAGGTCATCGTATTTAATGAACTCGTCGTGCTCTTCCAAGATCTGGTCGCCTTTACAAACGATCCAAGATAGCTGCCAAGGACGCGATGATGTTAACGAAAGCCCTTCGGTTTCCGTGTCGAAAACCACAAACTTTTGATTGATGTTTTGCTTTAAAAACGTGTTCATTATTGTTTTTCCTTCCAAGACTCGAAACAGAATTCGCGACTGCCGCACCCATTGATTTCAGGGGCAGACAGTGTTTGTGACTTACCCATTCTGCGATTGCATGCGATTTTGTAGGTAACCCAAGCTTCGAAGTCTTCGCGCTTATTATAGTAGATCGACTTAGCTTCTATAATCGAAGCCCCAACTTCTTTCGACTTAATAAATTCCGCAGTTATCTTGTCGAATGGCAGATTATTGTCTTCAACGAAAAAGACTTGCGGAGTAAAGCTCGGCATGCAATCCGAAAAGCTATACATATTGTTCCAGATAAACGAGTCGTAGAATGGAATCGCGATAAGAATATCGTCGGTAAGCTTCGACTTTAAATCGTCATTCGCGATAACTCCTTCGTGCTCAACAAATGCAAGCGTGTAGATCTTATTGATCTGCTTGAAGCCAGCGTCATTCAAAGCGAACAGAATAACTTTGTGTGACGACGTTTGTACCGAATCATAAGAGTTGCAGACTGTGATTCTCAGTCCGAACTTTAGATGTATGTTGTGAGCCTTGCAGCTTTTGAATGCTGTCAAGAATCCAGTCAAAGAGTCTTCTACGAGATAGATCTCTTTCAGATCGTTCTCGATAGCGAGCGAAACAACGCTGTCTGGTCCGTCTTGCTTTTGCTTCTCTGGCTCAGACAGAGTGAGGATACTCTTGCCCGTCGAGAAGTGGGATTTGAATAAAGGAATCATGCTGATAACTCATCGTAGCAGATTCCCATCGGTTGTCAAGCCTTTTGATGCGCTGGACAGCCATCATATTCTTCTTTAGTGACCTTGAATCCTTCTGGCTTATTTTTAAATAAGTCGTCCATGTTTTCTTCCAAAGCTGTTTTGACAATCTTATTTTCTTTGTCGCGCAAGGCATAGTAGACGAATCCAAATTTATATGGACAGTGCCACATAGGTTCGCCATTCTTTTTTAATTGTCCTTTGTACTTGGCAAAGCCGCACGACAGCTTTCCAGAAAACGATCCGTCCGATGGCATTGGCTTGTGCGCAGCAAAGTTAGAATAAGCGTCCTTCTCCGAAAAGTTATCGACTACCTTTTGGACTTCCGAAAGGTGTAGTTCGAAATCCGACAAGTCCTTCTTCGAAAGCGGCTCCATTTTTAGCAAGCCAGAGTTCTCTTTACTCTTGAGATCGAATTTTAAGAATAAAAACTCCATCGCAACTTTGAAGTTTGGGTCGAGCTTTTGCGATGCTAACGTATAAATAAAGTGCTGCAAGTTATCGTCAGCGTCTTTGCCGCTAAATACAGCCTTGCTTGTTTTGTAGTCGCGAACAACCGATGTGTTATCAGCATACAAGAATTGACGGTCGATGAATCCTCTGAGCCTATAGCTTTTATTTTTCTTAGAAACCTCAATGTCAAAGTTTCTTTCTTGAAGGTCTTTTACTACTTTGCCGTTACCAATGCCCCAAAAGTCGTGCTCAAGAGCCGCTAACGTCATTTCTTTAATCATCTGAACGTTATCTGGATCTGCAACGTGAAGCTCTCTAGCGTGCTTGAGAGCCAGCTTCTTTATGGACGCGATACAAAAAATATCTTTCGATTCAAGAATTTTATCTACATAGCTCTTGCGGTTCTTCTTGGCAAGCATTTCAAGAACCAAGTGAACAACATTACCACGGCTAGCTCCATCGTTACTCTTCTCTGGCAACTTTAAGACATAAGAGCACCAGTATGACCAGCTACACTTCTCCAGCGTCTTTATTCTGCTGGCAGATAAGGCAACATGTTTAGGCTTATCCAAGGTCTTCTAGAATCTTTGTAGCCCTATCGATAAGATTATCGGGGAAATTATTTGCAATGGCGATCTCTTTGACAGCCTTAATTTGTTCTTTTTGATCGATAGACTTCTTCAGCCAAGCTTGGAATATTTCGCCAGAGTTCTCTTCTAAGAACATATCCGAGAAGTCGTTTTTAACTGGCAGTCTGATCTCAAGCTTGGCCGGATCGAATACGGAGCATAGTTGGAGGTACGCTTTGCATGCAGATACGAGTCCATGATTCGTTTCGGACTGAGAATCGTTGTTATAGGCAATCGTGATCTTCTCAACGTCGAGAGAAAGCAGAGCCGAGCATACCTTTGACGAGATCCCCAAGCCAAAGGTTACAATGTTATTCTTGTGGCCGTTTTCGAAAAGAGCCATGCTATCACCGACGCTTTCGACGATGAAAACTCGCTTCGATTGCTCGACTGCCTCTTTCACTTCCTCAATTCCGTTTCGCTTTACATATAGCGGATATACCCAACTAGCTCGCTTGCCCAAATGCTTCCACTTGGGAAACTCCGAAGACTTGTCCCAAAAAATGGCACGACCAGAGAACCCATGAATCTGACCGTATTGATTGTATATCGGAAAAACGATGCGCCGAAACATTTGACCGTTCGTAGCGTATCCGCACTTGTAAAATTGAAGCGTTGCATCTGAGATATTTTTCTTGTGATAAAAATCCAAATGGGGCAAGAGGTTTTCTAACAGAGACTCTGGGTATATCTTTTCCATTTCGATTCTTTCTGTTACTTCGGCATGTATTATATTCTGATGATCGAACTTCGTATACTTATTTATTACATGAGTATCTTTAGTATCTAACGTAAGTTCGACCAGTCTTTGAAAAGGATAGCTCCTTGAGCCGCCCTCTGCATAGTCGGTCCACACGCCGCTATTCTTGTAGATCTTTAGAGCCGTTGAGTTATCGCCTCCGCGATAGATCGCACAGGCTCTCCAATAGCTACCGTAATCCTTCAGCTTGTAGCCAAGCGACTCTAGCGAACCCTTAAGAATAAGAGGATCAACTATTGAAATTTGGGACATCGTCTTGCTCACGATTTCTTTCTAGTGTTGTTTGCCCTGTATCAATCGAGTTAACGATATCGCGCAGATCGCCGCGCTCCTTAATATCGAAGTTCTCAAATTGAAGATTAATAAAATTCTTTTTAAGCGTTCCGTCTTGGAGTCTAACTAGTTCTACCGCGCCAGCTACGTCTGCTCCCAAGAAGCGATTCTTTACGAAAATGAGCTTATGAGAGCCAAACGATGGACCTTCTTCTTGCCGTTCATCCGCCGTTTTGGGACGCAAAATGGCCATATGACTGCAATAATGCGTGATTCGATCAGACATAGAAACGATACTTTCGTCATCGTTTATGGCGTCAGAGTTTCTATTTGTGCTGATGCCAGCCCTGTTTGACTGGATAGAGGTAAACATCGAGATCATTGGCTTCTGATCTTGAACGATGTCGCGCTGGATGGTCTTTTTGAACCGATTCAGCATGTCACCGATAACTTGCCATTCTGGTTTGTTGCCATCGGCATCGGCAGACGGCTTAATGTAGTCGAAGCTAAAGATCATCTGATTACCGCGCCCGATCTTCGAATAGTAAAAACGCTTCAAGTTATTTACCATCTGATCGGTCGTCATTCCACCAACATTGTAGTAGTAGAACTTGAGGTTCTTGATCTTTTTCCAAGTGGAGCGAACGCGCTCAACAACATCTTCTCCAGCCTTGCGCCAAAGCCCAGTTTCCAGAAGATGCATCGGAACGTGACTAAGAGCCGCACACTGACGCATAATGACTTCCTCTTTGCTCATTTCGCCATTGTCAAAGTGAAGAACAGGAACGTCGTACTGAGCCGAAACCTTCGTCGTATAATTTAGGGCTAGAAGGGTTTTTCCAACGCCAGATCGAGCGACGATAACAGTAATGTTACCGGGGCGCAAAAGAGACCCATAAATCTTATTAACAGTGGGAAACGGTCCCATGAGACCAAATTCAGTAATAGGGTTGTTGCCGCGCTCTTCGACGACGCTCTCCATCTCTTCAAAGATGTTAACGGGCTTTTCTTCATTGTTCTCATAAATATTGATGATCTTGTTAAAAGTTGTATCGGCTTCTTCGATGATTGTTTGATAAGAAGAGTCTGGTGCGATCTTCTTCATCTTCTCGGCTACTTCCAAGGCGGAAGCGTGAATCGACCGACGAATCGAATACTTCTTAACCTCCTTTGCCGCTAGAACCGCCGTGTTCTTGTTCGTCTTCCGAACCGCGAGAGAACGAAGGTAGTCGAATATATCAATGTTATCCTTAAACGAAATGCCGATTTCCTTGATTCTCTGTGCGATGATAATCTCATCGGCCTTCTCATTGGACTCGATGCACTTTTTGAGGATATGATAAATCGTCTTGTGAACGATTGTGTCTTCCGAGTAAAAGTCAACCTCGGAAATAAAATCACAGATTTCTGAGTAAGCCTCGGGATGTTGAATGAGGCCAGCTAGAAACTGCTTTTCGACTTCTAGTGAATAAAGCATTAGTCGGTACCGTCTTGTTGATTCAGACTCTCGTCTTCGTTAGAGAGCCACTGTTCAAGAGCTTTCTTAATACCAAGGGAAGTAACTACAGAATCGAAACGAGTATAAATCTGAGGCGTGCCCTTCGGTGAGCAAACGCACACGACTACACCCTTAAAGTTTTCCGCGCCGCCAGAGATATCGTAGATTTGCTCCACAAGCTCTGTTGGAAAAACAAAGTCACTAGACTTAGTGTCTGATATATCGTTCATAATATGGGTTACTTGTCTAAGATATCGATCACAGAATCACTCCGAACTTTTCGAAGAGTTCGACCGACAGTTCGTCATCTTCGTAGATTTCTACGAGCTTGATGTCGTTTGTCAAGCAGAATTCAAGCTTAAGATCGTCTCTTTTCAACTGAGAGAGCCATTTCATGCGGTCTTTCCCGTGAAAAAATTCATTATAACTCTGGTGCTGCTTACCCTGAACTTCAATTGCAATTTTTTTGTTTGCGTTGTAAATATCTAAAGAGAGGCGCGTGCCAACGACGCGCATCTCTTCGAACACGATATCGTGCTTCCAATACGGGTAAAGGAAGCGTTTGACGCGCCATTGCACCTTACTCTTAGACTTGTTTTCCCAATTTATAGAGTAGTTGCGTGCGTTCTTTAAAAAACGCTTTTTGCCGTTGAGCGTCTTAAACTTCATTTTTCTTTGTGGCAATCATTTCAACAAAGTACTTGTGAAGAAAAGCAACGAGCTTCGGATCGGCCTCGATAGCGGCAAAAAGTGCATGTTCGCCTTGGAACTTCTCCTCTAGCGAGAGACCGTTTTCCTTAAGAAGTTCAGCTAGCTCGTCGGTGATATTGTACCAAGCACCAGCCTTTGTCACAAGCTCCCAAGTCAACAGCATATCCACGATCTCCTTCTCTACCCAAACTGACCGACCGTTTGTGCGTCCGTACTTAATTGGATAGGTAAAACGCATCTTGCTCTTCTCATTTGGACTCTTCTTGATATGAATCTTGCAGTAGTGTCCGATGATTGGGTTCTTGATTGGATCTGGCTTCTTGATAGAAGGATCTTTGAGGATAATGTCTCCTTCGAAGCGCGGTTCAAATTCGAAGATAAAGTTCGCGAAGTGAAGCAGTGCGTTACCGCCAGTAGCTGACGTTTGCCGAATCGGTGCCGCACTATATGGGTCGAGCTTAATGTCGCTTCGAACCTGAGAAATAAAGATTGCCATGTGGCCGCGCTTGCTCATGCCGATAGACATGCGCTTCATGAAGTTCGCCGCGATAACTGCACCACCAGCTACCTTATTTGAGTCCTCGAAAGTCTTATCTAAGTCGCCCTTAGTGATCAATCCGTCTACGGAATCGAGAATGAACATGTACTTATTCTTCTCCTCGTTGAACTGAACTAGCTGACGCATCGCGTCAACGACCGTTTCGTAGATGTTCGATTCGAAAACGAAACACGTTCCGTCTTCCCACTTATCGGCAGAGAAGACGAACTTTACCCCAGACCTAGCCATCATATCGTCAGATAGCCGACCTTCTGCTTTGATATAAAAACCCTTTCCCTTCGGAACAGAGTTCAAGAAGTTGCGCATCACTTCTAGCGCAGCTGATGTTTTGCCGCCTTCTGTAAAGCCAACGAAACGATGGAGACCCGGTCCTAACCCTCCGTTCGTCTGCATATCTAGGTTCAACGAACCAGTCGATACGCGATAGTTGACGATATCTTCGAAGTTATAGTGATCCTCTTTTGTATTCTTTAAAAAAGAACTTAAAATGTTCTTTGACGAAGCTGTTTCCTCTTGTGGTTCTTCTTTTGCTTTGCGACTCATGATAGAAAATCCTTAATGGTTTGTTTTGGTTTAGCCTTGAAGTCTTTGCCGATCTTTTCCGCTTCGGACAAGTCAGACTTGTGTAGGCTGTTATAGTAAAACTCCTTGAACGCTATTTCAAGGGTCTTTTTGCTAAACTCAGAGTAGTAGAACTTTAGCGTTGGGAACTTCTTTTCTGGAGTGAACTGCTCCCAGAAGTCTATGCTGTATTTGCGCTCAAGTCGCTTTAGTATAGCGAGTTCTTGAATTAAGAAACGCTTATCGAACCCCGTAGGAAACTCGACGAGTTTTTCGAGAATCTTTTTCCTGTTGATCTTCTTTTTCACGGCTGAGATTAGACGCGAAAAACAGAAAATGTCAACAGCTATTACGATTTATTTGAGGCCGAGGCTGAACCGAAGTAAAAGCCAGTAATTGCAATAAGACACTCTCTAACTTCTGACGTGATTAAATTACCCGTTATTTCTACAAAAGCTTTCCTTGTTTCTGAATTAAAAAATCCAAAAAAGCCGCCGCCGCTTTGATAATCGACTTCAAGATACGTTGGTATGTTCAGAAGCGACATTATGATCGGAGACACGATCATAGAAAAAATAACAGCGATAACGATAAACTGGCGAACGATTCTGCCTCCGTCCATATCGCGTTTAGCCGCTTTGTCAGCAGACTCATCGCTTTTATCGATAGCCTGCATCATCCGATTGAATCTATAGCGATTCTCTTCGGATTTAACGGCTATAATCCGAAATATGAAGCCAGTTAAGGCT